AAACAGCAGACTACTCTGCTATTACTACGTGGGGTGTATTTTATCCTGATGAGGACAGTGGTCCTAATTTAATGTTGCTTGATGCAATCAAAGGACGGTATGAGTTTCCAGAACTTAGACGTTTAGCACTAGATCAATATAAGTATTGGCAACCTGAATCTGTTATTATTGAGGCAAAAGCATCAGGTTTACCACTTACATACGAGCTTAGACAGATGGATATACCCGTTGTCAACTTCACACCATCAAAAGGAAATGATAAACATTCACGTGTAAATGCTGTTGCACCTTTATTTGAATCTGGTATGATATGGGCTCCGGAGCAGAAATTTGCAGATGACGTTATGGAAGAATGCGCTGCATTTCCGTATGGAGATCATGATGACCTTGTGGACTCAACCACCCAAGCTATCATGCGATTCAGACAAGGTGGTTTGATACAACACCCTGAAGATTACGTTGATGAAAACGTCGAGAAAACTAAAAGGAATTATTATTAATGTCGGCACTAAAAATTATACAAGCAGTTGGAAGAAAGATAGCTGCTAAAAAATCAAAGACTCCTGAAGGTATCACTCAGATTCAACCTCAGATTTATGCAGAATCAGAAGCGAGTAATATAGCACAAAGACTTGTGGATGCTGGTTTACCCTTAGAAAGATTTGATGAGTTTATCTTTTCAGAAGCAGACGTTGTTAGATTATTAAATCAAATTAAGGCATTAGAAAAAAAGAATCTAGCAGACAATATTAGAAGCGGAATTAGAAACACAGAGTCAGCAAAAGTATTTGATCTAAAAGGTAAACGAATAAAAAATACAGATAACATCATGGGTGGTGAAGAAATGCCACCACCAGGAAGTAGAGGTGGTGATGATGATATTGCAGCGCCTTTTCAATCTCAAGAAGAAACTTTAAGAAACATGACTGAAGCAGAAATAAAAGCAAACCTAGAAAAACAAAATAAAGATTCTGTTAAAAGAATATTAGAGCGAAAAAACAGAGAAGACGTTTATGGTATTGAGGACTATGACACAACAAACATGTCAGAGATTAAAAAAGAAATTATAAGAACAGAAACAAAACTAGGTAATCTAAATCCAAACAATCCTGGTTTTAGAGAAAGAGCAAACGTATTGATAAATAAAATAGAAGAGTTAAAGAAAAAATTACGAGATGATAAAGCAAACGGCGGACGTATTGGTTTAAAAGGTGGAACTGGTATAACAGATAGATTTGTTAATTTGTTTGGTGGTAAAAATATGGCCGCAGGAGAACTTGGACTTGAAGGACTTAATCAACTTTATCAGTTATTACAAATGCCTGGTTTGTATGCAAAAGGTGGTCGTGCTGGTTTCTTTATGGGTAGTCAGTTTCCAAAAGGTCTTGCTGCATTAAGACAGATGTTAAATTATTATGGTAAAAAAAGTGACAAGGTTAAAAACCCTTCTGATATTTTAAGAATAGTAAACCCAAAAAGATTAAATACAATGTTAGATGATCCAAACATTTATAGAAAGTTTGATATTGAAAAAGGTTTAGCTGCACCAGAGATGGTTAAAATTTTACAAAAACAAATGATGGGTGAAAGAAAGAAAACCATTGAAGAGATGTTAGGCTCAGCTAAGAATATAAAAAAACTAGACGACGATACTTTAAACTATAAAAATGACATGATCGAAGACATGATGAAAAAAGGTATAGATAGAAAGACAGCTGAAAAAATGGCTGACACAATAACCGAAATGGCAGAAAGTGCAGGACTTGGTAAATTTAAAGACACACCAAAATTAACAGATGAGGCAATCCTAGAATTAGAAAACATATTAAAGAACATGGAGACAGGTGGCAAAAAGAAAAGAGATTTAAACGCTGACGGTGGTCGTATTGGTCTAAAAGATGGTATGAACAGAAGAACGTTTTTAAAATTATTAGGTGGACTTGCATCAATACCAATCATAGGTAAAATTATTAAACCATTGAAAACAGTTAAAGGTTTCAAGAACGTTCCAATTATTAAAACAGATAACGTACCTGGTAAACCAGAGTGGTTTGATCAACTAGTTAACAAAGTAATCATTGAAGGTGATGATGTAACTAAAAAATTAGCAACGGTTGAAAGAGAAATTGTACACACTAAAAAAATAAATGATACTGACGAGGTAACAGTTTATCAAGATCTTAACACTGATTCTGTTAGAGTTGAATACAATAGCCCAAATAATATGATGGAAGAACAAGTTGATCTTTCATACAAAAGAACTCCACCTGATGAAGGAGCACCTAGAGGAGATGTTGATTTTGAAGTTACGGAATCAGGTTTTGTTGGAAGAGCCGATGGCCCTGATGATTTCTTTATAGACGCAGAAGAAGTTGGTGGTTCAAGAATCAAAGATTTAGATTCAGATGTCTCTGCATTGAAAGAATATGCAACAGGTAAAAAACAAACTTTAAAAGAATTTGTACAATCTAAAAAAAGAAAAGACAAAGTTAAAAAATTAAATGAAGGTGACCTTGATGCTCAAAGTGAATATATTGTTAATAGACAAGGTGACTATGTTGACTACGATGACTATGCATCAGGCGGTATCGCTAGAATGTTAGGTGAGTAATGGAATTAGATGAATTTATAGAACTTGTAAAAGAACAACAAGGCATAGACTTATCTGGTGTTCTTACAACAGCAGATAAAATAGCTAGACCACAATCATCATTAGACAGAGACGCATTCGACGATTTCAATGTTCGTAATCCAATGGCAGGTGGTGGTATGTTAGTGCAACCAAATGCTGATGGATCTAGACCTGGGTATTCTAAATCTAAAATGGGTAAAAGCAAACTTGGTGAGGGCATGGAAAATATTTTTAAAGAAAAAATTGGACCTGGAAAATTTAGATATTTTATAAAAGTAGGTAAGAAAAAATATGGTCAAGCAATAGGAGAAGAAAATTTACCAACGTTAAAAAAGAAAAGAGATCAAGTAATTAAACAATTATATCCTAACAGAATAACAAATGAAGATTTTGCTAAATTAAAAAATTTAAAAAAATATGAAAACATGAGTTCTGTTGAATTTTCTAAAGTTTTAAATGATAGAGGTTTTACTACAATTTCTGGAAAAGAATGGAATCCAAAATCTACTTTAAGAAAAATAGATGAACTTGATTTAGAGTTAGTAGGTAGAGCAAGATCTGAGGATGAAATATTTGAAATAGTTAAAAATATGGAGGGCGGTCAATCTAAAATAAAGTTGTACAAAGAAGGTATTATACCATTAGAAACATTAAGAGACATTGCAACTGATTATGAAAAAAGACAAAGTCCAGAATTTAAAGAAACAAAAAAGAAAATAGATACAAAAGCTAATTTAAAAAGAGCACAGGAGTTAGGAAATTTTCCACCAGGTGCTAATCCAAATGATAATTTATGGGCTCAAGTTTATAGAGCAGCTAAAGATGGAGATGGCAGATGGAGAATAGTTTCTAAACTACCTCCGTTAAAAGATGGAAAAAGAGATTGGATTAAGAATGGTGATTGGAAAAAAATGAAAGTTATTGATACTCAAACAGGAACGGAGTTTGGTTACAAAGATCTTAAAAGTTATTTAGATAATTTAGAAGGTTCTGGAACTTATGATGAAGCTTTAAAACCATGGCAAAATAAAAAAGATTTAAATGCCATTAAGATAAATTATAGAGGCAACACTATATCTTTGGGAAAAGTTTTATCAAATAAAAAAATAGAAAAAGAGTTTTTTGAAAAAACAGGTAAATTTCCTAAAGGAGTTGAAGTTAAAGAAATAAATAATTTTTTTAAAAAAAAATATCCTTATGGTAAAAGTAGTTTTGCTGTAAACCATCCTGAAGGAGTAAAAAACAATTGGTGGAAAGGTGAAGCTGTTCATAAAGATGCCAATGACAGATTAGAAAGATTAGACAAATCTTTTAGAGCTAGTTTAAATTCAGCTCAAAATAAAACTCAAAGAAATAGAATAATTGAATTGTACAAAAAAGATGTAAAAAATATTGGTAATGTAACATCAGTATTTGAAGGACAAACTATTGGAAAATCAAATATTTTTTCTGCAGCTAGAGATGCTTTTAAAACAGAGGGTTTAACTAAAACTTTCGCAGCAAATATAGACACAATAAAAAAACAAGTTGCATTACTAGGTGGTGGTGGTTGTGGTAGAGGTCTTAAAAATCAAGGAGGCAGAGTTGGTTTAAAAGATGGACCTGTTGATGTTAATGTGTGTTTTAAAAATGCGTTAGAAAGAATTAGAAAAGGTGGTGTAGATTTCACTAAAGCAGAGGCCATGAACTTTAAAAACTTAACAAAAGGTCTAAGAGCCATAGGTGCAAGTAACATAATGAAGTTTGGTATTTTACCTGAAGTATTATTTGAAGGAGCATTGATAGCTGACAAGATGGCTAGTGAAGGAGATTCTTTTATGCAAGGATTAAGAAACTCATACGTTTCAATACCGTTTCAAGCAATGGGTGTGATGGACACTTATGATGAAGGTAGAAAAAAAGAAATACTTGCAGCAACACCAGAAATACAAACAACAAAAGCTGGACCTTTTTCATATCTTCCAGAAAAAATTTTACCATCACAAAGAGGAAAAGTTTTAGATGTAATGAGCATGCAGGATACATTAAAAAAAAGAAATGAACTAGCAGCACAAAGTCAAAATTTAAAAAATCAAATAGAAGACACTGATAGAATTAGTGACGGTGCTTTGGGCTATGTTGGTGACTCACAAGATTTACAAAAAAGACTTTCTGAGACAAGAGCCGATCTACAAGATTTATATAGAGGTGATGCAGGTAGAGCTGAAAAATTATTAACTACAAAACCCATGGACTTAGATATTAAAGATCAACTAACTATGGACGCGTACAAGAATGCTGTTGAAAAAGCAAATGTAGACAGAGCTAGCAATATATTGGTTGCACCGGGAACAGGAAGAGAGGATGTGCAAATAAAAAAAAGAATGAAAGAGTTACCTGTAACTCCAGAGTATGCAAAAGAACAATTACAAGCAACAGGAGATTTTTTTGGAACAGGTTATACACCTTTGGCTTTAAACAATCTTTTTACGTTATTAGGTAGAGAAAATCCTCGATTTGGATTTGATGAGACAGGTAAATATAGTGAAGAAAAAGGTCTTAATGATTTTATGAATTATTTAAAAACAGAAAGATTTGCTGAAAATTTTAGAGAAGAAAAAGCAGGCGGCGGTATTGCAGGGTTATCTGGTGGTGATTCAGAAGGTGCAATGCTAGAATCCATGAACCCTGACTCACAAGGGTTGCAAGGTCTATTTAATCGTGTTAAGAAGGTATAGGAGTAATAAATGGCAGATATAGATAAAGGACTCCCTAACACTAGAACTAAAATTGAAATCCCTTCAGAAGAAGAGATGCAAGAAGTTAGTGTTCAGGAAGAAGAAGTAGAACAAAAAGGACCTGTTGAAGTAGTACCAGAAGAAGATGGTGGTGCAACAATTGACTTTGAACCGGGAGCTATAAACATACCGGGCACAGAAAATCATTTTGATAACTTAGCAGATATTTTACCAGAAGAAAATTTAGAACCAATTGGAAACGAAATGGTCCAAAATTATATGGACTATAAATCGTCTAGAAAAGATTGGGAGAACGCATACACAACTGGTTTAGATTTATTAGGATTCAAATACGAAAATAGAACAGAACCATTTCAAGGAGCTTCAGGTGCAACACACCCAGTGCTTGCAGAAGCAGTAACACAGTTTCAAGCACAAGCTTACAAAGAATTATTACCTGCAGATGGACCTGTAAGAACAGACATCATAGGTGTTAAAAATCCTGCAACAGAACAACAGTCTGAACGTGTTAAAGATTACATGAACTATTTGATAATGGATCAAATGAAAGAGTATGAATCAGAATTTGATTCTATGTTATTTCATTTACCATTAGCTGGATCAACTTTTAAAAAAGTATACTACGATGTACCAATGGGTAGAGTAGTATCTAAGTTTGTACCAGCAGATGAATTAATCGTTCCGTACACAGCTACCTCATTAGATGATGCGGAAGCGATTATTCATGTCGTAAAAATTTCAGAAAACGAATTAAGAAAACAACAAGTCAATGGTTTTTACACTGACGTAGAGTTAGGCCCTCCAGGTACAGATGTTAATGGAGAGCTTGAAAAAAAAGAACGTGAGCTAGAAGGTACAAAGAAAACAGGTAAGAACGAACCTGTATATACTTTGTTAGAGTGTCATGTAAACTTAGACTTAGAAGGTTTCGAAGATGTTGGTAAAGATGGTGAACCAACAGGAATAAAATTACCTTACATCGTAACAGTCGAGGAAGGTAGTAGGAAAGTTCTTTCTATCAGAAGGAACTATGCGCCCGATGATCTAAAGAAAAATAAGATCCAATATTTTGTCCACTTCAAATTTCTGCCAGGACTTGGATTTTATGGCTTTGGACTCATTCATATGATTGGCGGATTGAGTCGTACGGCAACGGCGGCTCTCCGTCAATTATTAGACGCTGGTACTTTATCGAACTTACCTGCAGGATTTAAACAAAGAGGAGTTAGAGTCAGAGACGAAGCATCTCCAATACAACCAGGTGAATTTAAGGATGTCGATGCACCTGGAGGAAACTTACGAGATGCATTCTTTCCATTACCATACAAAGAGCCTTCACCAACATTATTAAACTTACTTGGTGTTGTAGTATCAGCTGGTCAAAGATTCGCGGCTATTGCTGATATGCAAGTGGGTGATGGTAACCAAGCAGCTGCAGTTGGAACTACAGTTGCA